AGTTCTCATAATGGTAAAAACAACGCCTTCAACCAGTTCGTAAAAGATATTGAAGCTGGCGTATTTGGTGAAGATGCCAAATCCCTTGTCGTCACTTTTGATGATGCAGTTGCAAATGGATTGTATGAGCGTGTTTGTTTCATGCAAGGTAAAGAGCCAACCATTGAAGGCAAGCAAAAATGGTACACAAAAATCCGTAAAGCTTATGGTAGTCGTAAGGCTGCTATGCGTGAAGAATTAGACGCCATTCCACGAGATGGTTCATCTGTATGTTTACCTACTTTGTGGGTAGAACGTGCAATGACGGAAGTCAGGACTGTATTGCGTCTACAATTGGGTGATGACTTTACAGAGCTAACCCCTGATGAGCGTGATGCCTATATTGAGGACTGGATTCAACGCTATTTAGAGCCAGAATTACAAAAGCTAGATAAGACTAAGCAGCACTGCGCTGGACAAGACTACGCACGTCACCGTGACTTTAGTTTTATTTTACCGTTCTATATTGCCCAAGATTTACGTCGTATTGCACCGTTTGTCATTGAGATGCACAAAGTTCCTTCTCGGTTACAGCAAAAAATCTTGTGGTACATGTTGGATCGTCTACCACGTTTTGGTGGCATCGCTATGGATGCTACAGGTAACGGTGAGACCATTGCAGAAAATACTGCTGAAAAATATGGTGCACACATGGTGCATCAAATCAAATTGAGCCGAGCTTGGTATGGCTTATGGACACCTAAACTGGTCACTGCTTTTGAAGAAGATATGGTTGATTTGCCAATTGATGCCGATTTAAAAAATGACTGTTCAGCCATTGAAGAAGTTGACGGCATATACATGGTGTCAAAAGCACGCGCCAAGGATATTAAAGACCCTGAACTTTATCGCCACGGTGATGGTGCAGTTGCAATGATTTTAGCTTGGTTTGCAAGTTTGCATCTGGCGACTGCTATTGAATTTACTCCATTACCGTCAAAAGAAGAGATGGAGTTGAATCCCGATGATTATGATGACTGGTTTAGCTCGGCTGGTTGTTATTGAACTTCTTCAAACTTATCCCAGAAAATATATAGCTGGAAGTGTTTCCGCCTGAATAATAAATATTAAAAATTCAATAATTCAAAACGAGGTGACGACACTTGTTGTAGCAAATGTCGCCCCCTTTGGTAAAAGCGCTACCGCAGACAAAGCCTCGTTACTGTGCACACAGTTATTGCAGGATAACCAAAAATGAAAAAGTTTTGCAGTATGTGAAATAATGAAAACCAAGCCAATCGTACCGTGGATGGGTGGTAAGCGTCGTCTGGTGTCGCAATTGAATGAAAAAATGCCAGAACACCAATGTTATGTAGAATTATTTGCTGGTGGTGCAGCATTATTTTTTATGCGTGAAGAACAGTCAAAAGTTGAAGTGATTAACGATTTAAATGGTGAGCTGGTGAATTTATATCGGGTTGTTCAGCATCACCTTGAAGAGTTCGTTCGTCAATTTAAATGGGCGCTGGTTAGTCGCCAGATGTTTGAATGGCTTAAATCTGCCAGTGTTGACTTGATGACTGATATTCAACGTGCAGCACGT